GAAAAGATTCTCACGTCGGCCGCCGACGAGCAGACGTCTTCTGGGTCGTCGCTGACTCCAGAGGCCGAGAAGTCCTACGCCGACCTCGTCGACGAGATCGGCAGGCAGTACGAGGCCCTCGTGGCGGCAGGGCTCAAGGTCAGGGCCTGGAGAGGCGAAGGCGAACCGTACGGCGACCCGCCGGGCAGCACGAAGCCAAACTCGGACAAGATGCGAGAAGAGGTCGCCAAGACCGGCGAGTTCTCGTTCTTTATGACCGAGCGAGGATTCGGCACTGGCTCGGCCACGCCCGACCACCCGATGCTTCGCGAGACGAAGTACAAGACTGCCGATGGCGAGCCCATGATCGCCAACGACCTGTTCCGTGTCGTCCATGACATGGTCGCGCACGTTCGCGGCGGCTACTCGTTCTCAACCAACGGCGAGTACAACGGCATGCTGACCCATGCCTCGACGCTTCCCGAAGGCGCGTGGCCTGCCCTGTTCGCTGAGACGTTCGGCCAGAACGCCGTGTACGAGAAGACCGGCAACTACGCCGCCCAAAACGCCTACGCCTCGAAGATTGGCCCCGAGATCATCAAGGCAGAGTTGGCGAAGCGGAACCGGAAGGCCCGCCGAGCCGTCGACGCCGAAGACGAGGGCGACGAGCCGCTCGGATACCAGCACCTCAAGGTGCGGCCGTGGCTGATGCGGCCAGCGACCGAGCAGCGGTCGGCCGACTGCGGCCGCGACGAGGGCGGGCGATTCGGCAGCGGCAACGACTGCGCGGCCGAGGGCAGCAGCGGCGGACCCGCCACGGCCTCGCCTCCATCGTCCAGCGGAACGTGGTCGAGCAACGAGTCGGCAACATGGCCCGCGTCCTCCCGAGACTCGTCGCCGCCGCCGATTGGCGACGGCCGGTACGGCTCGATCGACATCTCATCGCCGAAAGCAGTGAAGGCATCACTGGATGCGGCTGGCGTCGACCCGAAGTTGGCCCCCATGGTCGCCGGTGGCAGCGACGAGTCTGACGTGTTCGTCCGCCCTGCCCCAGACTTCTCCGTGGAGTTCCCAGGCTCGAAAGTCACGCCTGTGATGTTCGCCTTCGAGCGGGACTTCGCCGGGGTCGAAAGCGGCCTGCACGGCTCGTCAGTGATCGGCGTCACGGCGGCTGGCGAGACTGTCGTCTATCACAGCACTGTCAACGTGTCAGACTCGATCAAGCAGGACGACGCGAAGCGGCACGCCGCCGCCCGAGAGTTCTATCGAGCCATGGTCTCGTCGGTGGAGGCAGCACACAAAGCGGGCGTGTCTCGCATCGTCCTCAATGCGGCCGGTAACTCGTCGGCCACGAAGGGGAGCCTGACGTCGACACCGTGGCGAGGCTACACGATCTGGCCCCGCATGGGCTTCGACGCGCCACTCCCGTCGAGCATCAAGGCCAAACTGCCGCCAGACTTGTCTCACGCCAAGTCTCTTCTCGATCTGCACGCCACGCCCGACGGCACCCGCTGGTGGCGAGACAACGGAGAAGACCTCGACGTGAAGTTCGATCTCACGGACAGGTCGAGTCCGCAGTCCAAGATCATGGACCGCTTCATCAAGAAGTTCGGCACCGATCGTCGCGAAATGCCGCTCGGGTCTGGCGACGAGTGGCTGTCTCCCGAGGACATGCTGCGGCTTGACGAAATGTGGAACGAGATTTGGGACGACGGGGAACTGGACGACTATGAGTGGAACGATGCCTGAAAAATACTCCCACATCGACTTCACCCCGCCCGACGGCGTCCGCAAAGAGGCCGAGAAGGGCCTCGCCTGGCGGCGTGAGCATGGACGCGGCGGCACGGCCGTTGGCATTGCCCGTGCGCGAGACTTGTCGAACGGCACGCAACTCTCGCCATCCACCGTTCGTCGAATGAAGGCCTTCTTTGATCGCCACGAGATCGACAAGAAGGGCGAGGGCTGGAACCCAGGAGACGATGGCTTCCCGTCCAACGGGCGAATCGCGTGGGCTCTGTGGGGCTCCGACGCGGGGCGGGCGTACGCTCGCAAGGTCGTCGAGCAGATGAACGCCGCCGACGAGAAGGAGGGGCGGTCGCTGCGGCCATTCGGCTCGACGCAGGGCATCAAGCCCAACGTCTTTGTCGTCCACGGAGCCCCAGCCAGCGGCAAGACGTCCTACGTGATGCAGCACAAAGGCGACAACGACGTGATCTTCGACTTCGACAAGGTGATGAGCGCCCTGTCAGGTCTGCCGCCGCACCAGAAAAACAAGAACCTGATCTCTTATTGTACGGATATCAGAGCCCTTATCATCAAAAAGGCCCTCCGGAAGCCGACAGTCGACAAGACGTGGATCATCACCACAAACATCGGCGACGAGATGAAGGGCCAACTGTCCGACATTCCGGTCGAGTACATCCACGTCGACACTCCGAAGGAGGAGTGCCTGAAGCGAATCGAGGAAGACCCAGACCGCCAGCCCGTCGCGGAGGAGTTGCGAGAGGCTGTCGAGCGGTATTTTTCATCAGAGCAAAGGAGTGCCCCTGTGCTGCCCAACGTCGAGCGTCGGTTTCTTGGCAACTTCAGTAACGTCGAGAAGGCCGACCCCGATTTGCTTCGAGTCGAGAAGCGGGCTGATCCGAACACTGGCAAGCCGCAGACCTACGTTATCGGGTACGCGGCCCGCTTTGGGAAAGATTCGTTGCTTCTCGGGGACTTTGTCGAGAGAATTGATCCGAGTGCGTTCTCGCTTGTCGAGAGCCGCGAGGACGGCGAGGGGAGGCCGCTAGAGACTCGCTGCCTGTTCAACCACGACCCAAACCATCTCCTGGGCCGCTTTCCGACGACGATGAAGATGACCGTCGACGAGAAGGGCCTTCGGTACGAGTGTCTGCTGCCAGAGTCGCGGGCTGATTTGGCCGAGTCGATTTCTCGCGGAGACTTGCGTGGCTCAAGTTTCAGTTTCGTCGTGGCAGAAGGCGGCGAGAAGTGGAGTTACGAGAACGGCCGGTCAACGAGACTTGTCACCAGGATCAAGTCACTGCTGGACTGCGGCCCGGTCACGTACCCTGCTTATGGCGACGCCACTGTTGCAGTAGCCAAGCGGAGTTATCAGCAGTTCCAGAAGTCTGGACACGCTGATTCCCGCAACCAGACCAAGGCTAAGGTCGCCGAAGAGTTGGCGAAGACGAAGAAGTTCCTCGAAGAGCGGGCGTTCTGTGCGACCGGCCCAGACGGAGGAATCGACAACTCGTGCAGCGCTGGCAGCGGCGGGAGCAAAGGAAGAGGAAAGTCTGGGGGCGGCAAAAAAGGCGCCAAGAAGGACAGGCCAGACACTGGAGGCTCAGGCGTAGCCAGCAGCGCAGCAAAAGGGGCGGCGATCGGGGCGGCGATCGGAGCCGTCCCAGGTGGCGCCGCTGGTGCCGGAGTTGGTGCCGTCGCAGGAGGAATCATCGGTGCGGCAAAGGCCGCCCTCGAAAAGAAGAGCGACCCGCCGTACATGGAACTCAAAAAGGGTGATCATAAAAACACTGGAAAAATGAAGGAAGCCCAAGACTTCATCGACAAGGCACGCCAGGAGCAACTCTCAAAGGGTGGCAAGGACGGCGGCAAGTCCGACGAAGGCGGCGGCGTCCAGACATGGAGCAAGGGTGATGATTTCCCGTGGACGACCAAGCGCGTCGGCACGGACGAGGGGTATGTGCAGGGCATTCATCCAGACGGAAGCAAGACGGAGAAGTATCCGTTCAAGGGAGATGCAAGCGAGGCTTATAAGGCCGCAAGCGGCGAGATCGCCAAGAAGAAGGGCAAGCGGTCCCGCGACGTCGTTCGCGAGACGCTGGCCTTCCTGAAGGAACGGTCGAGATGAGTTTGCAGGCGAGGTACGCCGACCTCCTCGCCTTCGTCGAGGAGCGAGACAGGCAGTTGATGCTGCCGATGGGAGAAGACTGCGGACGTCAGTCGGGTCAGTTTGCTCCAGGCAACACCTGCGCGGCAGGCGACGACGGAAGCCAGACAGATAGCCCGCCACGGTCTCGCCCAGACCCAGTCGCGGGCGGGCCGAGATCGAACACGTCCAACGGCTTTCCTGGGTGGTGGAACCGAGATCGTCCGCTGACGCACCGTGGAGGACTGCCTGGCCTTCCAGACATCGGATCAATCAAGGCCGACAACGCCAAGGAAGTCACGACGCTCGCCAAAGATGCCGGGTTTCAGAGCCTCGCGTCGCTCGTGCGTTTCGGCGCCGCCGACGGCAAGAACTCAGAAATTGACATCTTGACCGAGATCGAAAGTACACGGCGGTCTGGCGAAGTCGTCAGCGCCAAGACGATCACCATCGAGTCCAAGGTTCCCGTCTACGTGGGCGGCAGGCCTTCGCCTGGGCAGCGACCAGTGGGGCACGCTGGGCTCGACGTCGCTATCCGCAAATACGGCGACGAGCCGCCGCTCGCACTATACGGGCTGTTTGACTTCGACAGCGGAGTATCTTCTGCGATCGCAAGAGAGAAGGCCTCGTCTCAGCACGGCGAGTCTGCGATCGAGCGAACTCTCGGCGCGGCGATCATTGACAAGATGATCACGTCGCTCGCCGAGGCCGAGAAAGCCGGAGCATCCAAGGCCAAGACGTTCGCAGCCGGAAGCGACTCGGATGCCACCTACAAGGGCTACAGGCTCTGGGGAAGGTTTGGCTTCGACGTCGCGCTCTCGCCTGCTCGCCTGTCTCGCATCATCGAAGACAGCAAGGGCCTGCCAGAGCCAGCCTTGTCTCCTGAGTACGAGGCCAAGGCTCTCCGTGGAGATGCTGTAACGCTCCAAGACCTTCTCAGCACCAAGGCTGGCGAGAAGTACTGGTCGAAAAACGGCAGCGGCCTGTCGCTCACGCTCGACTTCACGGACAAGAACAGCGCCGGATACAAGCGATACCAGAAGATGCTGGAGCGAGTGAAGAAAGCCAAGGATCGAGGGCAGCGATCGTACGAGGAGTTCTGCGAGTTCGCCCTGGCGACGAGCCACGACCTCGCAGATTGGCGAGGGTTCAGGTTTGAGTCGCTGGAGTGCCGGTACGCCAGCCTGCTCGCCTTCGCCCAGTCTCGAAACTGCGGCACCGGAGAAGGCGGCTTTCAGAAGGGCAACACTTGCGCGGGCGGCAAACTCGCCGATGCCGCAGCCGGAGCGGCGTCCGGTGCGATCAAAGGCGTTGTTATCGCCGCTGGAGCCACTGGCCCGTTCCCGCCGTACGTGATCAAGGGGGCCGCCGTCGGGGCCGCCGTCGGGGCCGTGAAGGGGCTCTACGATAACAGCATGCAGCCCACGCGGGTCATGCAGAAGATCGACGACATCGGCACGAGCGAGAAGCAAGTGGCTGGACTTGTCGAGAGGCTCGGCGGCTCTCCGGAGTCCGTCGCGACGGTCAAGGAAGGAAAACTGAGGGTTCGCGTCAAGGACAGCAAGGGCGAGAAGGTCTTCGACGTCGAGATGGGGAAGTCTCAGTACACGATCACGCCAGCCAGAAAGTCTGGAACGCTCACGAGTGACGAGATCGCCCAGGTCAAGAAGATCGCTGAAGAGAACTCCCCCAAGGAGGTCAGCATCGTCGTGAAATCCAAGTCGCCGTCGTATGTGGCGAAACTTGTCCGGAAGGGTTTCAAGGTCACGGCCAACGCGGCAGGCTCGTTCGTCGCCACGGTCGTCCTGCCGCTTTCGGCATCGGTTGCAGTCGCGGCAGCAGAAGGCGTAGTGGACTCTCTCAAGAAGAAGAAGCGATGACGCAAAGCGGCGACAAATGTCGGATGTGCGGTCGCGGTCGCATGACCACTCGCACGAGCAAGCCCTGCGGCGAATACCAAGTTCGCTATCTGCGATGCAGTGCTTGCGGAGCCCAGGCACGATCGGTCGTCTCTGCTACCCGATCGTGGCGACGAGAAAAAGTTGTGTGACACAACTCTGACTCTCTTCGGGTCTCTGTTCTTTGTCTCGTAGGTTGAATCCTGTCGTTTACACGCGGCAGGAACAACTCACCACGAGACCAAGGAACAGAAAGAATGGAATCGTCCGCCAAGATCAAGTCTCTCCTCGACGAACTCGCCGCTGTGCTGGCTGAGATGGGCGCCCTTCAGGACGAGGTGTCCGACGAGCGTGCCGCAATGACCCCGCCCGTCGACGGAGAAGAGGACGAGGACGAGGACGACGTCGAGGAGAACGGCTACAAGCCCGATGGCGTCGAGGACGCCGAAGGCGCGATGCCGGAGGACGAAGAGAAGGAGAAGAAACTCCGCTGCCTCTGCGAGCGTGCTGAGAAACTCCGCGAGAAGGTCAAGTTCTACGAGGGCGTCGCCGCGAAGGAGTTGGAACTCCGTGCGGTCCTCGACAAGTCTACGCCCGCCACGGACTCGGCGGTCGCTTACCCCAAGGCCAAGGAGGGCCGGTCTGTGTCGATCTATCACAATCTGCCGGGTGCCGGTCGTCTCAAGAACTTCAGGGGCCAGAACGCCGAAGAGCGTGCGTACCGCGCCGGTCAGTTCTACAAGGCCGCGCTGCTGAAGGATCAGAACGCCGCTCGTTGGTGTGCTGACCACGGCGTGATCGACAGCCGTGCCCTGAGCGAGGGCGTCAATTCGGCTGGCGGTCTGTTTACGGCAGAGGAAGTGCTGAATGAGGTGATCGTCCTGACTGAGTCGTACGGTGCATACCCCGCGAACGCCCGCAACCTCCAGATGAAGTCGGACACCCTCGTGATCCCCCGGCGGACTGGCGGCCTGAAGGCTTACTTTGTCGGGGAAAACGCCAGCATTCCGGATTCCGACGCCAGTTGGGATCGGGTGCAACTTGTTTGCCGCAAGGTCGCGGTCTCGAACCGCATGAGTTCGGAGATTTTGGAAGACTCCGTTCTGAACTTGGCCGATTACATCACGGGCGAAATCGCAAGGTCGCTGGCTGAGTTGATCGACACCGTCGGCTTCGTTGGAAATGGCAGCGGGGATCATGGCGGTATGATCGGCGTCGCCACCAAGATCAACGACGGAACCCACACGGGCGGCGTCGTGACGGCTGCGAACGGCAACACCGGGGCCCTGACTCTTGACGTGGACGATCTGATCGCCACCGCTGGTCGGCTTCCGCTGTACGCTCGCGGCAACGCGAAGTGGTACGTGAATCCCGCCGTGTTTGCTGCCAGCGTGCAGCGTCTCGGTCTGGTCAACAACGTGGGCCTCGCTGGTGGCAACACCTCCGCGAATCTCGCGGCCCCCACCGAGATGCGTCTGCTCGGCTACCCGGTGGTCTTTGTCCACACGCTTTCGAGCGCGGTGGGTGCCGACCCCGGCGTCGTGAAGTTCCTCTTCGGTGATCTCTCGATGAGTTCGTACTACGCGACTCGTCGTGGCCTGACTCTGAAGACCTCGACCGACCGCTATGCGGAACTCGACCAGACGTTGATCGTCGCGACGAGCCGCTTCGACTGCGTCACCGCTGACTGCGGCGACAGCACGAAGGCTGGTCCGATCGTGGCCCTCAAGACTGCTGCTTCGTGACAAGTACGGACACACTCACCCTGAACCCCCCTGACTGGAGACTCTGAAAAGTGAATCATCTCGAAGGAACGAAGACCTCTGCGAAGATTGCCGCGAGTGTGGCCGTGAATGCGACCCACAGCCACGAGATCGACACCTACGGTGCCGACTACGTGTCGGTCGACGTGGTGTATAGCCACTTCACCGCCGCGACGGCCTCGTACGCCACGGTGCTGAAGGTGCAGCAGAGCGACACGGCTGGCAGCGGCCAGGCCGACGTCGCTGGCCTCTCGGTGACGGCTGGCGCTGGTCGGACGACCGGCGTCGGTGCGACCGGGGCTCTGGCTCGGTTCAACATCGACTGCCGTGGCAAGAAGCGGTATCTCACGGTCGTGACCACGCCGGGCACTCCCGCTGCGGTCGCGTCGGTGGCTCGTCTCTCGAAGATCGAGGACATGCCCATCGAGAAGACTGCTGCCGGTGTCGACGCTTTCGTGAGCGGTTGAAACAAGTTTCGGGGGGGAGCCAACAACAGGCGGCTCATCCACGGATGGTTTTGACTGGGCACGGATGCCCAAGCCGCCTCTTCGTGTACTCCATCAAGAGGCTTGGGATAAATGCGAGTCATCGTCGGTAACGTAGAGCATGATGTCCAAATCGCGGGAGCCATCTCGGTCCCGCGATTAGGCTTTATGGACAATTACTATTGCTCCATACAGGCCTTCTCCCAATTCGGCATCCCTCTAACAAAGGGAACTGGCGCGTTCTGGGATCAAGTCATGTCTCGCATCCTCACGGACTTGAGTCGTGAAGATTCGGGATATGACTTCGTTATCACCATGGACTACGACAGCGTATATGAACCAGAGTGCATATCGCGTCTCGTCTCGGCGTGCATGATCTCCGGCTACGACGCAGTGGCGCCGCTCCAGACCAAGCGTGACGACCAGAAGTTGATGTTCACGCCCAAGGGCTTGTCTGGCGACCACGACAGCAAGGTCACACTGCCGATGGAGTGGTGGGAGAAGCCCGTCCAGCCCGTGGACACGGCTCACTTTGGCCTGACGGTGCTGCGGACGTCAGCCCTTCGCCGGATGCCGAAGCCCTGGTTCCTGGGCGTCCCAAACTCCGACGGCGACTGGGGCGACGTCGAGCCCGGCGACGGAAAAACCGCGAGGGTCGACCCAGACATCTACATGTGGCGCAAGTGGCGAGAGTGCGGCAACACGCTGGCGGTCTGCCCGCAAGTCTCGATCGGCCACGCGGAACTCGTGATCACTTGGCCGGATCAGCAACTGAAGGCGATTCATCAGTACCCGAATCACTACTGGCAAGCAGGCGGGCGGCGACCACCGGAGGCGTGGGGTTCTCCTGAGCATGCAGCGAAGTGTGAGGCACGATAGCGATGAGAGTTCGACTCCTCCGAGATTGGTCGTACCACAAGCAGGGCGAGGTCGCCGAAGTCTTCGAGCCCACGGCTCGCAACTGGCTTCTCAATGGCATCGCCGAGGCTTTTGCCGAGTCGCGGTCCATCGACATCGAGCAGGCTGTTGAGCAGCCCGTCGAGGCCGTGGAGCGGGCAGTCGTTGGCCGCAAGCCACGGAAGCAGCCATGAAGTACTACGAGGTCGTCCATCGCGGTAATCTCCGGTATCGCTCGCTGCGGCGGATCACCGAACCGGCGATTGAGCCGGTCTCGATCGGAGAGGCGAAGGCCCACCTCCGGATCGACGCCGACTTCACTGACGACGATCTCTACTTGCAAACGCTGATCTCGGCGGCTCGCATCCATGTCGAGACCGTGAGCGACCGGACTCTGATCCGGTCTCAGTGGCAGATGAAGATGGACGTGTTCCCGTCGTGGGACATTGAACTCCCCAGGCCTCCCATCGGTGTCGGCGACGTGACGGTCTCCTACATTCCGTCGGACGCCGTTTACTTGCCAGTCTCGTTCACCAACTTCCGCGTCGACAGCGACTCCACTCCCGCCGTCATCCGGCCGCAGTGGAACGGCTCGTGGCCGTCGGCAAGAGGCGCCGAGAACGACGTGATGATCACTTACTGGGCTGGCTACGGCCCGTCTTCGCTGGACGTGCCTACGCCCGCCCGCCACTGCGTTCTCATGCTCGCGGCCTCGTGGTACGCCAACCGAGAGGCCGTCGTCCAGGGCGGCATGAATCCAGTGCCCATGGCCGTCGAGGTGCTGCTCGGGGCGATCAACTGGGGGCAGTACCGCTGACATGCCTATTCGTGCTGGCGATCTTCGCGAGGCTGTCACGGTTCAAGTTGCGACCGAGCAGACCAACGACTACGGCGAGGCCACGCTGACGTGGTCTGACTTCGCCACCCGACGGGCAGCGATTCGCGGCCTGCGGGTCGACGAAGTGATGAGCGCTCAGGGGCCCTACACGGTCGCCACGCACGAGGTCGAGTTCCGGTACGTGCCTGGGCTCCAGGCTGGCATGCGGCTGATCTGGAGAAGCCGGACCCCGGCCAGGACTCTGGACGTCATTCAGATAACCGAGGACACCAGCCGGGAAGGCCAGAGGCTTGTTTGCAAGGAGCAAGTCTCGTGATTTCCGTCGAACTTCAGGGCCTGGACGAACTTCTGGAGTCCATCCGCAAAATCCCCACGTCCATCGACCGCCAAGCCGTCTTCGAGGACGTCGCCCAGCAGTTCTCGGCGAGACTCCGCGCGGCGACCCCCAAGGGCTACAGCGGCAAACTGCGGGACTCGGTGATCTATTCGGCCGACGGCGAGCAGGGCGAGGTTGGGTACGAGGCCGGAGTGGAGACCGCCGGAGAGGCCAGCCTGGACAGCGTGATCAAGCCCAAGAAGCGGAGCAAGTCTGTCTTGGCTCGGAACTGGGTCAGGCCGTCGGAACTCGAAGCCGTGCTTCAGGAGACATTCGACGCCTACGCCTCCGAGGGATCGGTGTACATGGAGTCGCGTTTCGCCGAGGAGTTGAGCCGTGGCCTATCCTGAAAAGTGGCTCCGATCCAAGTTGGACGAGGCGACGGCGGCTGGCATCCATCCGATTCTCGCCCCTCAGAACGCCCCATTCCCGCTGGTCGTGTACCGCAGGACCGGCACTCGCCGGGAGCGAAACATGGGAGGCAACGTCGGCAGGCCGATTGCCACGTTCTCGGTCTCGATCGTGGCCGAGACTTACAGCCAGGCCAAGGAAATCGCCGAGGCGATTCGGCTCAACGTCGACAACTTTACGGGCGACTACTCCGGGCTGACAATTGTATTTACCTCGCTCGTGTCCGAGGCGGACAACATGGAACGTCCCCCCGAAGGTCAGGCGAAGCCGCTGTATCGCGTCGATCAAGTTTACGAAGTTCGGTATCACGAAAACGTCCAAGGAGGGGCGTAAAACATGGCTTACGAATCCGCACAGGGCTTGTCGTTCGTTTTCAGCGGCAAGACGTTTCTGCTCACGAGCATCTCGTTCAACAAGAAGGTCTCCGAGGTCGACGTCACTGACTTGAAGACGCCACACGGTTCGTTTCGTTCGTACCGCCCCGCGCCTGTCCGCGACGGCGACGAACTGTCGATCGAGTTCTTCGGCATGGACTTCCCGCAGATGACCGCGACCGGAGTTCTCGCCTGGTCGATGGACAACTCGGGCTCCAACTCGGCGCTGATCTCGGCTCTTCCGACCGTTGCCCTCTGCACGTCGTCGCAGTTGCAGGCTGCGGCTGGCGAACTGATCAAGGGCTCCGCGACGCTCCGAATCACGCTGACTTGATCGCATGCCGTACGTATCGGCACACAACGCCACGTTTACGTGGGGCACGTTCACCTTCCAGATTTCATCGCTGCAAGTTGCTGCCAACGCAGGAAGCGAGATCGACATCACGTCGATGTCTTCCGAGGTTGTCAGCGACCCAGCGAACAGCAATCGAAAGATGATCGTGCCCGACTACGACTCGGCCGTGTCGGCGAGGTACGGCAGCGACTTTTCGATCGAGTTTTACGCATCACCGGACTTCACGGCGACGAACTACTTCGACGTCGTTGGGTCTAAGCGTGCGTTCACGTTCAAACTTCCGTCCAACGAACTTGGAACGGGCGTAGGTCTTTCTATTCAGAAAACGGCAATCCTGACTCAGATGCAGTTGGGTGCGACCACCGGGGAGTATGTGAAGGGTTCGGCTACGTTTCGCGTCACGGGCATGTGATGCCCGTCGTTTTCAACAGGAAGATGAGGTAGATAGATGGCTCTGAGCAAGGCGGCGATCATCGCTGCGGACGACAAGAAGATGGTCGATCACGACGTCCCCGAGTGGGGCGGCGCGGTCAAACTCCGAGTGATGACTGGCACCGAGCGAGATCGGTTCGAGTCCGAGTTCGTCAACGGCAACAAGAGCGTCGACATGGTGCGGGCGAAGTTGGTCGCCAAGTGCCTGTGCGACGAGAAGGGCGAGCGGCTCTTCACCGAGACCGAGATTCCCCAGTTGGGCGAGAAGTCCGCTGCGGTCCTCGACCGGCTCTTCGCTGAGTGCATGAAGTTGAACAGGTTCTCGAAAGAGGACGTGGACGACCTCGCAAAAAACTCCTAGACCGTCCCCGCAGGCTCTTCGAGTTCAGGCTCGCCCTCGCGCTCGGACGGTCTCACGCCGAACTTCTCGCGTCGGTCGATGCGGCCGAACTCGCAGAATGGGAGGCATATTGGACAATAGAACCATGGGGAGACGAGTGGCGAAGGACCGCTCGTCTCGCCACGGCTCTATGCACTGCCTGGGGCTGTAAGCGTCTGGAGGAAGAGATGCTGATGCCCAGCCACCGTAAACGCCAGCAGACCACCGACGAGATGCTCGGTGAACTGTGGAAGTTGGCCGCCGCTAACGGTGCGAGGGGCTGACCATGGCTACGATCGGCAGTTTGTCTGTTGCGTTTACGGCGAACCTGAGCGATCTCGAATCGGGCATCGAAAAGGTCTTAGACCTTTTCGACGACCTGACCGAGGCCGTCGAAGATATATCGGAGAAACTTGATTCTGTCGCCGAGAAGACGATTACTGTCAAGACGAAGGCCGACACGGACGAGATCAAGAAAGCATCGAAAGATGTAGACGACCTCAAGAGCAACGCCGAGTCGAAGAACGCAAAAGTCAAGGTTTCTGCCGACACAGAAGACTTGATAAAGAGCCTTGAGTCGAGCAGCGCCATCGGAGACCAGTTGAGCCTCGCGTTTCGCGAAGAGGCGAAGGGCATGTCGGACGGCTTCGCTGCGTTCGGAGCAAAAGCCGCGACTGCGTTCAAGACGGTCGGGTCTGCTGCAACTGGCCTGGGGAATCTCCTCGACGGAACGAGGCTTTCCGTAGACGGGCTTGTTTCCTCCATGGCGAGACTAAGCGCCGCGTCGGCAAGCGTCAGGGAGTTGACAAACTCACTGGCCGACGAGGCCGGGGTTTTCCTTCAGTACGTTGGCGGCACAGGAACAGTCTTAGCGGCGTTCGCTGGCAGCGTCGCATCGTCGGCGGCTGTCATTGCCGCGTTCGGCGCTGCGGTGGCCGCTGCCGTCGTTCGGACTGTAGTGTTCCGTGGCGTTCTCGCCCTGGTCAGGGTCGCCGCGTCTGGGCTGTCAGAAGAGTCTCGCGCATTTGTTACTGAGTGGGCGGCGGTTGCGGCAGGAATTGTGTCCTCTGCCGCAGCGGCAGGGGCAGCAGCAGCAACCTTCTCAATCCTCTCTGGCTCGATAACGTCTGCGTCTGCGTCTGCTTCGCTTCTAGCGAGGGCTATGGAGGGAATCTCATCTGTCGCGAAGCAGGCAGCGTCCTCCATTGCCAGCCGCATGGGGCAGATCGTCACCCTGTTCAGCCTTGCGACGGTGGCTTCAGGCAAGTATGCGTCCGCCCTCGATTCAATCGGCGCCAAGGCCGAGTCCATCCGCAACATGGCCGAGCGTTTCGGTGCAACAACCGGCGAGATGGAGGTGCTGACGTTCGCGGCTGAGTCTGCCGGTGTGAGCATGAGCCAACTTGCTAAGGCTTCGCAGTCTTTCTACACCAACGTCAGCAAGGTCAAGATCGGGCAACTCAATGTCGACTCTGTTCAAGAGGCCAAGTTCGCCTTCGACAGGCTCGGCGTCTCCATTGATGAACTGAGAAACAAGAACCCGCAGGAAGTGTTCGGGCTTGTCTCGGAAGAACTCCTGGCCGTCAAAGACCCGGCAGACAGGGCGGCGATCGCTTTCGACCTCTTTGGTAAGCAGGCTGTCAATGTCCTGCCTGCATTGCGAGGCCTGAAGGAAGCAGCCGCTGACGCCGCAAGACTCGGCACCGTGACCAAAGACATCGACTTCAAGATGTTCGAGGGCGTCGATGCGTCGTTTGACCGACTGAAGCAAGCCAGCGGCAACCTGTCGCAGACCATGATGGTCGCGTTTGCTCCGCTCCAGGCTGGCATCAACAACTTCCTCGCCGACCTCCAGGGCGGGCTGGCTGCCGCCCTTGGGCCCGTCCGCACTCTCATGGCCGCCGCGACGGTGCCGATTCAAGTTTTCCTTGAGGTCGTCGGCCGCGTGATGAACATCCTGCTTCGCATGATCGGCGTCGCCGGAACTTTTGCGACGGCCCTGCTTCAGGCAACGGCGATCGCCCCAGCATGGACAGCGCTGGGGAGCGTCATCAAGGAGGCGCTCAGTTACATCGAGCAGGGCGTCAACTTCGCGCAGAACATCGCGTCGGCTTTCTCTTCGCAACTCAATCCGACGATCGACGAGTCGGCGAGCATGTTTGATCGCCTGGCGTTTGCGGTCAAGACATTCACGGCCGTGATCATCTCGGCTGGCGTTGGATCGGCCGTCATGCAGGCGTTCGGCGTTCAGGCCGGAGCAGCGCTGGCGAAGTTCGCGGCTGGTCTCCTGAAACTCAACTTCGCGACGATCTTCGGCGGCATTCTCAAGTTGGTTCGCATGCTGACATTCGACATCGTCGCTGCATCGTCGCGATGGGTCGCGAGCATGATTCTCATGGGGACTTCGACGATCGCTGGCCTGCTGGCGCCGTTTATGACGTCTGTAGCAACAATCATCACGGGCAACTCTGCGATCGCCGTGGCCTCAGCGGCGGCCGGATACGCCATGGCGGCTGCGTGGGTCATCGGCACGCTAGGCCTCGCCGCGATTGCCGTGGCGATCATCGCCGTCATTCAGAACTTCGACAATCTCTATGCCTACTTCGCCGACTTCGGAAACAACGCCGCGAGGCTCTTTACGCTCGAAGGACTGGGCGAGGCGGCTACGGCCGTCGTGGATGCCATCAAGGGCGCGTTCAAGTCGTTGGCAGGATGGGTCAGCGGATTCTTTGGCGGCATCATTGGCGGCATCATCAAGGCGATCAACGGCATCAAAACTCCGGAGAAGATCAGCGCGGCCAGTGCGTCTGTCGGCGACATTGTGAAGTCTCGCCAGGATCAGCAAATGGCGACCTACCAGACCGAGGCGTCGGCGGCTGGCTTCACCGGGAAGACTCCGGAGTTGCCGACCGAGGACTACGACGCCCTGTCTGCGTCCGTGTCTCGCGCTCGCGGTGACATGATCGGCTTGTCGCTGAACGCCGCCAAGTTCGGCGAGGCCGGAAACAAGGCCTTCATGGCTGCAAGGGCAGACTTCGATCAGTTGCAGCAGCAACTCGCCGACAACACGCTCGAACTCCGCATCGTCACTGACGAAGACGGCGTGAAGCGACAGGAGACGGCGCTGGAGGCCTTTGAGAGAAGGTCGAAGGAGATTCGCGGCAGACTCGAAGAGAACCTGAATCTCGCGGACACGATCTCCCCCGAGCAGTTTCAGCAATCTGCCCAGGACATGCGGAAGGCCGTCGAGGACGCCTTCGCTCAGACTCGAAACGTCATGCGGGGGTCTGACTTGGGTAGCGACCTGAACACCGACAGGTTCTTCCCGGCGTCGTCCGAGATCAAGAAGGCCGCCAGCGACTTCGCTATGGCGTACCAAGACGAACTCATTCGCATCGAAGAAGCGTTGCAGAGCGGCGAGTTCGGACAAGGCCAGTCTGCAATGCGTGCGGCGCAGCAGGCGAGGGAAGACGCCAAGTCCAAGTTCGACAAAAACATGGGCAAGGTCAACGCCGACGTGTCGTTCGCCACCGAAATCCGCAAGGCACTGGAAGATGCCTTCCTGACGCCGGTGCAGAAGTACGAGAAGAAACTCAAGGAGATCGCCGACAACAAGTCGCTCACTGCCCAGGAGAAGTCGCTCGCCACTATCGTGGAGCAGCAGCAGATGGTCGAGGGGACGTTCGGCAAATCGGCGGGCCAGTCGCTGCGGGAAAAGGAAGGCATGTTCGCCCAGGCGACGGCCGTCGATCAGTACGGAAGAACGGCGTTCATGTCCGCAGAAGGTTCGCAGGCCGCCGGAGAGGCAAGGGCGTCTGCCGAGCGGACGAAACTCGACATCGAGCGACGCAAGGCTGCTGGGCTCGATGCCAGCCCGGCCCAGCAACTCAAGGCAGGCGTCGACAACATCAATGACGTGTTCGGCGTCGCTGGCAAGTCGCTCGCAGAGATTCAGAAGGAACTCGGCCCAGAGAAGTTCGCTGAGTACCAAGAGGCGATCAAGAAGAACTCTGACGCCGTGAAGGCCAACCTGGGCGTCGAGAAGAGCGGTGCCGAGAAACTCGCCGAGTCTCGGGCAAAACTAGAGAAGGCGTTCAACGACAAGGTCATCTCCGAGGAGGAGATGAACAAGGCTGTCAAAGAGCAGAAGGACGCCCTGCTCTCCTCGCTCGGGATTACCAAGTCTCCGGCCAAGGAGTTCGAGGACGCCGTAGCAAAGATCAAGGAGAACGCCGCCGAACTGACGCCCGAGGAGTTGCAGAAGGGCCTCAAGGAGGCGAAGGACAAACTGCTCCAGTCGCTCGGCATCGACAAGAGCCCAGCAGCGGCGGCCGAGGAGTCGCTGAACAAACTCCGCGAGGCGTTCAACAAGGGCCAGATCAGTGCCGAAGAGTTCGCCAAGGGGTCACAAAAGGCCAAAGATGCGCTGCTCCAGTCTCTGGGCATCCCGCTCGACCCTGTGACGCAACTCAGCGAGCGGCTCACCAATCTTCAGGATGCGTTCGATAAGGGCCTAATTTCTCAGGAGGAGTTCACGCGAGGCCAGGACGAGGCTCGTCGCTCCATGCTCCCAGGAGGCGAGGAGGAGAGCCCCGTGAAGAAGTTCGAGCGAGACCTCGATGCCGTAAATCGGGCGGTCGAGGGGGGTCTGATTTCTGACGAAGATGGCGCCCAGCGAAAGAAAGTCCTTCAAGCCCAACTCCAAGAAGACCTCAAGCCAGCCCTCGAACGGGTCGCCCCCGACCGCCGCGCCGTTGAGTCCTCAGACGTCCGCAGCAAAGAAGGCGTGGACACGTTCTTCCGGATTCTTCGCGGCAACGACAATCCGAGCCTCAAGGCTCAGTTGGAGATCGCGAGAAACACTCGCCAACTCGCCGAGGCTGCCGCCAACGCCGACGCTGCTCCAGTTATCGCTCAACTCTCAGCCACGTAGTACGGATACACTGCCATGCCTGAACCAAACTCGCTTGGGCCGCCGTGGACAGTCGGCTTTCCAGATGTCGTCGACTGCCGAGAACTCTTTCGTGGCCGGTCTCGGCAGGCTAATCTCGAAGGCAATCCAACGTACAGCCGCGTGTTTCTTGTCCGCGT